TTGGAACTGTATGGACTATGGAGTGACGGTTGTACAGAAGCAATTCGTCGGTTCAATGCATTATGAGGTCTATACAAGAGACTATGGAACGCAGACGGGCACTTATATCTGTACAATTGACAATTATCATCAAGATCCTGATGCGATTGACTACTCAACGAGTGAACAACCAGCTGAACATAAGTCACATAACCTGATTGAACTCGATAATGGGCAGTTTTGTTTGTATCCGAACAACAGAACACGCATTTTTGACAACAGTTTGACTCCTGAGAACCCCAAAAACCCTGATTTTAAGGTTTCAACAGTATACTATCAGGTCGAAAACGGTCATGATCGTGACGGCCTTGGCAATGATGAGAATTATTTTTGGAAAACAGCGAAAGAAAAGGCACAACCTGACGACATACCAAATTTTTAGGTATAAATAAGTTAGATCAACTATACTTAGATGCCTCAACAACGGGTAAGTCAGAGTTTTAAGGATATAAGCATGTCATTTGAGACTAATCCTCTCAATGAAGACCTGATTGCTTTGAAAAATTCGAGTGCAATCGCCCGTTCAATCAGAAATATTGTCTTTACACAGCCTGGTGAGAAATTTTTCAACCCAGAGTTTGGTTCCAGAGTGTCTGAATCTCTTTTTGAAATCGTAGATGAGGTGTCTACAATTGCGATTCGAGATGAAATAAGAAGTTCGATTATAAATTACGAACCAAGAGTGAATTTATTGGATGTTATAGTGAATCCGAATCCGGATGACAATGAAATGGACGTTACAATAACGTATGAGATCGTCGGAATTGATATTCCACCGCAACAATTAGACTTTGTGTTACTTCCAAACCGATAAATGTCACTTATAAATTTTACAAATCTAGATTTTAATCAGATAAAAACTACTTTAAGGGATTATATTCAAAGTAATTCTGAATTTACTGATTATGACTTTGAGGGATCAAACCTTTCAACGATTTTAGACGTATTAGCGTATAATACTTACATCACTTCTTATAATGCAAACATGATATCGAATGAAGTTTTCATCGATTCAGCAACTTTACGTGAAAATGTTGTTGCATTAGCAAGAAATATTGGTTATGTTCCTCGATCAAAGAAATCTTCAAGAGCTAATATCAGTTTTTTCGTTGATTTATCGTCAGTTTCACCAACTCCAGCAAATTTGACGTTAAAGGCAGGGCCTGTTGCGAGCACAGGGGGGCAATCTGCCGGTCAATCTTTTGTTTTTGGAATTCCAGAGGACATAACTGTTTCAGTGATTGATGGAATTGCAAGTTTTGATGAGATAGGAGTGTATGAAGGGTCATATTTAAGTCAAACATACGTATATTCAACTCGAAATCCTTTTCAAAAGTTTATTTTACCAAATGTTGGAATTGATTTAGAGAGTTTAGTCGTTTCTGTTAAACCATCTGTCGATTCTTCGGTCTCAACAAAGTATTCAAGGCAAGATGAACTATTTGATACTGTTACAAAGTCCACAATTACTGGTAATTCTAACATTTATTTTATTCAAGAGATTGAAGGAGAGCAATATGAGGTTATTTTTGGAGATGGAGTCTTTGGTAAAGCTCTTGAAGATGGAAATGTTGTTGAATTTACATATATCGTAACAAATGGAGCAGATGGAAACGGTGTTGGCACCTTTACATTTTCCGGAAGTCTGTCATATGTAAGAAATTCAGTTGAAATTTTCGTAACAAGCGGTATTTCATTATTATCATCATTACTTCCATCAAGTGGTGGCGAAAAAATAGAGAGTGTTGACTCAATTCGCAAATACGCACCTCAAATTTACACAACTCAGAACAGAGCTTTGAGTGCAAATGATTTTGAAATACTCATTCCGAATAAAATTTATCCGGAAACTGAGTCAATTTCAGTATTTGGAGGAGAGGAGTTAGTCCCTCCACAATATGGAAAAGTTTTTATAAGTATTAAACCAAGAAATGGTGATTTTGTACCAAATTTAATTAAAGAAAATATCAAAAGAGATCTAAGAAGATATTCTGTTGCCGGAATTGTTCCAGAAATACTTGATTTGAAGTATTTGTTCATTGAAACAAATAGTAAAGTGTATTATAACACAAATTTAGCACCAAGTGCATCATTTGTTTCAACAAAAGTGCAGAGAGATTTAACATCATATGCTGAGTCATCAGAATTAAACAAATATGGGGCAAGATTTAAGTACAGTCGCTTCTTAAAAGTAATTGATTCAAGTCATGAGTCGGTTACATCTAATATTACCACTATTGAGATGAGAAGAGATTTGAGATTAGCTACATCTGAAGTTGCAGAGTATGCAATTGACTTTGGAAACGAGTTTCATGTTCAGTCTATGAATGGATTTAACATACGTTCAAGTGCTTTTCGTGTTTTAAATATTAATACAGATGTTTATTTGTATGATATTCCTGACTCAACAGCAGAGAAAGGTCAGATATCATTATTTTCATTAAATGAAGGATCATCAACGCCAGTTATTCAACGAAGAAATATTGGAGTTATTGATTATAAGAAGGGACGCATTACTTTAGACCCCATAAATATAGTATCAGGTAAAACAAAAGACAATGTTGACATTTTGGAGATATCAGCCACTCCCGAATCAAATGATATTATTGGATTGCAAGACCTTTACTTGCAATTAGACAGTAGTTTTGTTGATATGGTCGTAGATGAAATTAGCTCAGGTACTGACCCATCCGGATCAACATATACTGTAACAACAAGTTACAAAAATGGCAGCATCATAAGATAAAACATGCCCGAAAAAAGAGTCCAGTTAAATCAGATAGTCAAAAACCAATTACCCTCTTACGTACAAGAGGATTTTCCTTTGGTTGGAGAATTTCTATCTCAATATTATCAGGGTCAAGAATATAAGGGAGGGCCAGTTGATTTAATTCAAAATATTGACTCATACGTTAAATTAAGTGAATGTGGTAATTTAGTAAAATCAACAAATACCACTGCTGCAGCTGGCGTAACAACTTCTACTATTTTTGTGTCAAACACAACAGGATTTCCTGATAATTATGGACTCATAAAAATAAACGATGAGATAATCACATATGAAAGTAAGACTGATATAAGTTTTGTCAACTGTAAAAGAGGTTTTAGTGGAATTACATCATTTCGTAATCCGAGTGATCCGGAAGATCTTATTTTTTCAACTTCTACAGCTCAAAATCATGAAAACGACACTGTAGTTGAAAATTTAAGTGTTTTATTTCTTGATGAATTTTTAAAAAAAGCAAAAAACCAATTTTTACATGGTTTCCAAAAAGATTTAAACGAAAAGGTCAATAAATCACAATTTATTCGTCAAGCAAAAGACTTTTACTCAACAAGAGGAACTGATGAGTCCTTTAACATATTATTCGGAGCTCTGTACGGAGAAAAAGTTGATATAAATCGTCCAATTGATGATGTCATATCACCCTCAAATGCAATTTATCAAAAAACAAAAGATTTTGTCGTTGAACCATATGTTGGTGATCCAGAAAACCTTGTTAATCGCACTTTATATCAAAATGAATTTGAAAATATTTCAAAAGCTTATGCTCCAGTTGCATCTGTTCAAAAATTAGCAGTTGGGATAAACACAAATACCTTTTATAAAATTAGTCTTGATGATGGACAAATAAATCCTGATGGATCAACAGATTTAATTTATGGTAAGTTTTCAAGTCATGCTAAAACAAAAATAATTGGACAAGTTGGTGTTGCTCAGACATATATTGATGTAGACTCTACTCTTGGATTTCCAAATTCTGGAACTTTATCATTTTTATATGAAAATGGAACAGCAGGTGTTTGCACATACTCAGATAAAACAATAAATCAATTTTTAGGCATTAATACAACTGGAATAACAACATCTATATCTGATAATACATCAATTGACCAAAATACTTTTGCTTATGCCTTTGATGACGAAAGTGAAGAGGGTATTCAAGTAAAAATTCGTGGTGTTTTAAATAATTTTATCATACCACCCACTGTTAACAACCAAAAATTAGGATCAAAAGTAAAAATAAAAAATTTAGGTCAAATAGGTCAAAATGTAAAAGAAAATAATTGGTTGTTCAATACAGGACAAAGTTACGTTGTTAAATCCCTTTCAATTGTTGATGGTGTCAATAATACTTATAGATTAGAAACTAAAGATACTAATATTCTCAGAATCGGTGATCAGGTAACAACCCATGAAAATTTAGCAGAGGGAATTCAATGGGGTGATAAATTTACTTCATCATTTGAACCAGCTACAAATAAATTATATGTTGTCACTGATGTTTTTAATAATACCACATGTTTAATAAAGGGAAGTGGGATAAATGACCCTACAAAAATTACAAAGGTAAGTAGAAGGATTTCAAAAGTAGACTCTGATATACATCCAAATTTAAATAAATTTACTGCAAATATTCAAAACATTTATATTAAACCGGATGGTGGATTAGTGAATGGTGTTCCATATTATGGGCCATCACATGAACATCCTACCAAAGGCACGTTAATGGTTGGAGAAAAACATATATCAGGATTTCATGAAACAATCATACCTATAGAGGGACAAAATAAACTTTATGTTACATCATCATCTTTACCTTTTTCTGGTGTTACAAAATTAAATCCAAAAACCCAAAAATTTACTTTTGGAGGGACGTACAATAGAAATGATGAAGAAATAAAAATATCTGATCAAGTTGATCATAATTATTTTACAGGTGACGCTGTTTATTACACTCCTCAAAAAGGATCTGTGAACACAATTGATTCTGAGGGAAATATCATTACACAAGAATATATTATAAGTAGATTATTCGCTGAAGGTCTTTATTATGTTAAAAGAGTTGATGCGAATACTGTCAAATTTGCAAAAAGTCAGTCAGATATTTTTGGAGGTGTATTCACAAAAGTTTCTCCAGATGGAGGAGTTGATAGTGTAACTATCACTTCAAATGATATAGAAAAATATGAATTAAACGGAAAAATAATTGAACCTCAAAAATTAGTTAGAGAGGTTTCACTACCAATAAATGACTCCAACAAACAAGCAACACAACCGGGATACACAGGGATATTCATTGACGGAGTTGAGATTCAAAATTACAAATCCAAACAATTCGTATACAGTGGTAAACTAGAAAATATAAACGTAGTCAAAGGTGGGCAAAATTATGATATTATCAATCCACCGATCGTTGCAATAAACGACTCTATTGGAAGTGGAGCAACAGCCATTGCTGCTGTAAAAGGATCATTAGAAAAAATAAAAATAATAGATTCAGGTTTTGATTATATTGAAGAACCAATTATAAAAATAACTGGTGGTAATGGAAGCGGTGCAACAGCTGTTGCAAAATTAAATACAATTCCTCATGAATTGATTATAAACGGTGATGGAGTTGGTCTTGGAACTATAAAATTAGATGCAGCAGGAATAAATACATCATCAATAGGATTTACTACCTATCATAGATTTAGACAGGGTGAGAGAGTCGTATATGACCCTCTGGGAAGCATTCCAATTGTAGGGTTAGCAACACAGTCAACTTATTACGTATCTTCAGTATCAGAGTATACTATTAAATTACATGAGAGTTATGATGAGGCGATTGCCGGTGTTAATACGATATCTTTTACAGCTTTTGGTAGTGGGGTACAGTCATTTAAATCACTAAATGGAAAAGCAATTTTAAGTTCTGTCGTTGTTACGGATAGTGGATCGGGTTATGAAAATAAGCAAAGATCGTGTGAGTCAACAGGAATAAGCACTTCGTTAAACATTGTTAATATAAAAGATCATGATTACAAAACTGGAGAAATTGTAAATTATTCAGTTGACGGAACAGAGATTGATGGTCTATCTACTGATAAACAATATTATGTTTCAGTTGTTAACAAAGATCAGTTTAGATTAGCAGCTGTCGGTGTTGGAACTACTGTAAAATCTTTTTATATTAATAACGAACAATTTAACGAATTTAGAAATATTGGTGTTGGCACTCATAAATTTAATTATCCACCAATATCAGTTGAGGTAATTGGTAGAGTTGGAGTATCCTCGATATCTGGTAATACTTTTGAAGCATCTTTGCAACCCATTTTTAGAGGAGAAATAACATCACTTCAATTAACTAATACTGGTGTTGGATACGGTGCATCTGAAATAGTAAACTTTAATAGGGTTCCTGAGATAATTCTAAACACTGGTAGAGATGCAGTCATAACACCAGTTGTCTCTAATGGTAGAATAGTTGACGTAAGTGTTAGTTATGGTGGAACTGATTATAACTCACCACCAGATTTAGTAGTATTAGGAATAGGATCGGATGCAAAATTAACTCCAGTAATTAATTCATCAGGCACCATTACCTCTGTAAACATTGAAAGTAGTGGAATTGGTTATGGTGTTACAACCACGACAGTGAGAGTTGATGCATCGGGTAAAGATTCAGCATTCAATCCAGAAGTTCAAAAATGGAGAATTAATAATTTCAGGAAAAATCTAACAAATTTAAATGATGATGATGTTTTTATAACTGAACCAACAAATCGTTTGTTTGGATTACAATGCTCATACGTCTATGCACCCAGAAATCTCAGAAGAATAACTTATGCGTCTGCTGCTGATGGTAAGGTTTTGTATGGTAAAAAAGATTTAACTCTAATAAATGGGGTAGAGAGTAATAGTGATCAACACTCACCAATATTAGGCTGGGCATATGATGGAAATCCCATTTATGGCCCTTATGGATTCTCAAGAAGAGATGGTGGTGATATTGTTCAGATGAAATCTGGATACGTTGATGAAAGTAGTAAAAAAGATAATCGTCCTCCCTTAAGTTCTTTCCCTCCAGAATTTTTTGTAGAGGATTTTACATACAGAGTATCTAATGATGATTCTGTTCTTGATAAAAACAACGGTAGATTTTGTATAACTCCAGAATATCCAAAAGGAACTTATGCTTACTTTGCCACATTTGACTCCACTGCTGCATCAGATGGTATATTTAAGAACTTTAAAAAACCTAAGTTTCCATATTTAATTGGTGAAAAA